CTGAAGGTATCTGCGGAAGCCTCTCGCTCAGCAGAACTCAACCCGATACGACTTGTGGCGATGCCTCAAGAAAGAGATGTGGAACTCTACGACGTAGAGAGCTGGGAACGGAAGGCGAAAGATTACGCCCAGCTTGGTATCTCAAATCTATAAGAATAGTATTAGAACAGCAATAAAATCGCAGTAAAATGGAATACGAAGGGAAAGTGTACAGGACACGTGAGGAGCTCATTAACCTCCTCGGAAGCAACCTCTTCAATGAGCTTATTAGTAAGGACGCCTTTGGAGCTCCTGAGTATCGTCCTGAGGTCTATGATGGGCTAATCTACTCAGAAGAGAAATTCACGGAGGAAGGAAGAGACTCCGTGACAACGCAAGCATGATAAGAGCTATGGAACTAACACAAGATATCAAGCTTAGGATATTGGATGGCATCAAGACCGATCGCTCCAATTACTCAAGCGATAGCAAGCACGCTGTAGCCTTAGGTATATCGGCATCCGTGTATACCGCCCTGAAGAAGGGGAAGCTAGAGAAGCAACTCTCTGAGGTTGGGTGGATCTCGATCGCTCGACGCTTGGGGATCAGTCTACGTGCAGAGCAAGAGTGGAAGGCAGTAGAGACAGCCACCTATAACTACATTACCAGCCAGCTAGGGGCATGCCAAGGGGAGAGCATCTGTGGATTGCTCTGTGATGTTCCAAACATTGGTAAGACTTACACAGCGCAACTCTACGCCAAGACGCACAAGAACGTCGCTTATGTCGATTGCTCCCAAGTCAAGACCAAACGCCAACTGATACGAAGGATCGCTCGAGAGTTCGGGATCAATCCCAGTGGTAAGTACTACGAGCTCTACGATGACCTCATCGAATGTCTCAAGGCGATGCATGAGCCCTTGATCATACTTGACGAAGCAGGTGATCTGCAGTATGAGGCATTTTTAGAATTGAAGGCGGTGTGGAATGCTCTCCCAGGGGAGTGTGGCTGGTACATGATGGGGGCGGACGGTCTTCGAGCTAAGATCCGCAGAAATATCGAAGGCGAAAAGGTCGGTTACACGGAGATCTTCAATCGCTTTGGGAATAAGTTCGATCGTGTAACCCCAGAGAATGATCGTGATCGCACCTCCTTTGAGCTCGCACAGGCTATGCAAGTTGCCTCGGCTAATGTGCCTGAGGGCATCGACTACAAATCACTCGCTCGAAGAGCAGGAGGTCTCAGAAGAGTATACACAGAGATAATGAAGGCACGGCGCTATGGCTACGGAGAGTAAGCGACTGCCGAAAGCTCTATCTCCACGAGAACTCTTACGCATCAAGATTCCCACCCTTCCTTNTGGAGAACCCGCTACAACGGGTATCTGGATCGTATGGGGCGGAAGTGGCAGTGGGAAAACATCTATGGCTCTACAGCTAGCCAAGGAGCTAACCAAATATGGTCGAGTAGCCTACAATAGCCTAGAGCAGGGAGCCTCGCTATCGATGAAGCAAGCACTGGTAAGGCATCAGCTAGATGAGGTGCGTCGAGGAAGCTTCATCCTTCTGTCAGAAGACTTAGAGACCCTCTCTAATAGGCTTGAGCGTAGGCAATCCCCTCAGTTTGTTGTCATCGACAGTTTGCAGTACACAGGACTGGACTACCGAGGATATAAAGCGTTCAAAGAGCTCCACAAGGATAAGCTGATAATCTTCGTCAGCCATGCTGAAGGCATACAGCCCGATGGGCGTACTGCCAAGAAGGTGATGTATGATGCTGAGATGAAGATCTATGTAGAGGGATACCGAGCAACCAGCAAAGGGCGATTTGTCAGCGAGGTGGGAGCTTACTACACAGTTTGGGAGGAAGGAGCTAGTAAGTACTGGATGAAAGATGAATAACGAACGAATAGATCAACTAATAAATAAGCAAAGAACAATGAACTACCTTCTCCTCTTCACCGCTGGCTCATGCTTCGCCTATGTCGTGAGCTACTGCCTCGCCTTTCGTCCGTTGGGACAGCGCAATGCTCAGCTCAAAGAACTCTTGGTGAGCAAGGACAACGACCTCTACCTCAAGGCAAACGAAATCACGAAGCTCACTATCCAGAATGCTCGTCTCAGGGAAGAGCTTCTCGAGCAAGTCGAACGTCAAAACGAAGAATAATGGATGGAATACAAATCGGATGTTGCGCCGTCATGTTGGCGCTTGCCATCCTCCTTGATGTGCTGTGCCGTAGTCATGGATATACCCTCCTCTGCCTTTCATTCATCGCTGTACTCGGGGTATCACTGAGCTACGAATACAGAAAGAAGCATGAGGAAGCTAAGGCAAGGAAGAGACAGTATCAGCAACGCATCCACCAGAAGTAACAGCTATGGCACGGCGACAGAGCTATGCGACCTTCTATGCATTGCTAAGAAGGCTTCCGAATGCGGATAAAGAGCAACTCGTATCCCAATGGACAAATGGGCGCACCTGTAGTCTCCGAGAGATGACCGATGAAGAGTACTCTACGATGATCCATCTGATGCAGGAGCGCATAGAGAACATTGATGCTAAAAGGAAGGCTCGATCAGCAGTGCTGAAACAACTGCAACTTTATGGCATCGACACCACCGACTGGGATGCGATAGATCGCTTCTGCCGTGATCCACGCATTGCTGGAAAGAGGTTTAGCCATCTTAGTATCGATGAACTTAGGATACTGCGTACAAAGATGCTCTCTATTCGTAATAAGGCGGAGAGAAAAGACGAAGCCAATCGTCGCAGGGAGATTGCCGAGGCGCAGACCAAAGGGCAGATGCCAAGTTAAGACAACTAAATCACCCAATAACTAACTTAACAAACAGAAGTATGGAAGACGTACGAACCGTCCAAATGACGGATGCCGAATGGAAAGAATTCCAGTCTCTCAAGCAAGAGCAGGAAGAGCGGAAGAAAGCCCAGAAGCGCAAGGAAGATCGGGAGGCTTACCGACGGCTAAGTGAAGAGGCTGTCTCTGAAGTTTTCGTCGAGATCAAGCGCCTTAATGAACAGATGCAAGCGACGAAGAAGATGGTTATGGAGCGCTTCTTGGCTATACTCAAGATGCGTAACGAAGCCTTCGACACCGACTCCAAGCAGAGCCAGTACTCCTTTGTCAACGAGGGAGTCACTCAGCGTATCATCATCGGTAGATACAAGAAGTATATGCACGACACTACGGCGGAGGCTGGCATCGAGATGGTGAAGGCATACCTAGAGACCTTGGGTACAGACAGCGAGACTCAGAAGCTCGTCCGCATCATCCTTGACTTACTGAGCGAGAACGCCCAGGGCGAGCTTGAACCAGACAAGATCCTTCAGCTAGAACGCTATGCCGAGGATTTCGGCTCTGAGGAGTTCGCTGAGGGTGTTAAGATCATCAAGGAGTCACTCATCTTCGACTGGACAAAGTGTTTCTTCCGTGCGGAGGAAAAGGATGCCGAAGGAGCTTGGAAGAGCATACCACTGTCAATGATTAACGTCAACTAAGGAGTATATGCTAGAAAGACATCATTTGAGGCTCTCTGCTGAAGAGCTGTGGGAGAGCTGGAGCGCATCACGAAAGAGTGGTCATAAAGGGGATATTCTCCATGCTTATACAGGTATTGGGTATGTTTATCTCGAAGAGCATAAGCCTGAGGGTCTCTGGATCGTAAAACCCTGTTGGGAGATTGCTCGGTATGTCGCAAGAACAGAGCAACGAGCAATCCACCTTGCGGTATTGTCTTTCCTTCGGGCACTACGGTACTCCGTTAGGGAATTCATCTACCTCGCTAAAGTGAAAGTGAATGATGATGCCAACGAGGAAATGTGTGACCTCCTCGACCTACTGTCCCCCAACGAAGAAGAAACAGAAGAATACAGCTATGAATAAATGGTATTTGTGCAAGGTTGCCTATGAGCGTCAAGCTGACGAGATGGGCATGAAGAAGGTAACGGAGAGTTACCTGTTGGATGCTTTGAGCTTCACTGAAGCTGAGGAGCGTGTTATCAAGGAGGTCACCCCCTTTGTCTCTGTCGGAGAGCTGGAGGTGGTGAATATCCGCCCGATGCGTCTAGCCGAGCTCCTCCTCGATGAGAGGTCGGATAAATTCTACCGAGCAAAAGTAGACTTAACCACTGTCGACAGCAATGGCAATGAGCGTACGGCGAGCTCGGCGATGATCGTACAGGCAGACTCGCTCCTAGAGGGCACTAAGTCGCTCTTGGCGCATCTGGATAGTGGGGTGTCATCCTACGAGCTGGTAAGCATCGGCGAGCTCGATATCCTCGATGTCTATCGCTACATAGCACCTGAGGAGCAATGATCATAGCAGTAGACTTTGACGGTACATTGTGTGAGAACAGGTACCCAGAGATAGGCTACCCGATGCCTAGTGCAATCGATAGCATGCGACGCTTGCACGAGGATGGTCACTATCTCATCCTCTGGACATGCCGAACAGGAGAGCGCCTAAAAGACGCTATCAACTGGTTGCTGGCTCATGGCATCCCGATAGATCGGGTGAATGACCATTGTCCCAAAAACCTTGCCAAGTACGGGGAGGGCGGGATGAAGGTCTACGCCGACCGATATATCGACGACAAGGCGGGCTTCACCTCTTGGTTTGAGGAGATGGAGAAGCT